TTCCCTCAATAGATTTTGCAGCACCTTGTACTGAAAAATTATTCAGTAATGGGTTTGTATCTGACATAAAGTCATCTCCTATTGTTAAGCTGTCGTTTGACTTGGCTTATTTTAACCTTGTTTGGTTAAAATTTTTTTTCTTTTTCGGTTTTGCGAAATTCTTCTAATTGTTTTTCCGCTAATTTACCGGTTTCAAGAATACTTTTTAAATGTTGTTCTACTTTACCAACAACATTATAAGCGATCCAAAGTTTCTCCCTTGTTTCGCTTTCTTTAGCCCCTGTTTTTTCTAAAAGGGCTTCGGAATAAATTTTTTTAAGAGTTTTTGTGGCCTCTTGAAAAAGTTTATTGTCCAGTAATTGTTTCGCTTGTTGGGAGCGGCTTACTTCCGTTTCCCTGAGCGTCTGGTCTTTCGTTTCCATCTAATCCTTTGACTTGTTGGGAAAGCATATTAGCAGATTTTTGGGCTTGTTCAAGTATCTTGCTATTTCCTGCTACCATCAACTTATCTAAATCGGCTTCGGCTTTAATTTTTGCTGTATCAATTTGTGTATTGTACTTCAAGGCCATTTCTTTCATTTTAGTTTCAAAGTCCAATTGCATTTCTTGAATTTTTTGTTGTAATTCTAATCTTTCTAATTCAAGTTCCGCAACTTTTCGTTTTTCTTCCGAATTAATTCTAGTAAATTCTATTTTTTCAATAGGTGTTAATGGAGGTGGTTGTGGAGGTGGCATTTGTTGTTTGCCAATATCCGGATTTACAAAGTATGCGTCCACATTTTTAAGCCCTGCGTTTTCAATTATTTTAGATAATGTGTTATACATATTTTTTAATGTAACCATTGGCATTTCTTTACCGCCTTGAAGATTAAATGCTTGTAATTGTCTTTCTAAAATATTGTTTAGCATGATAATTTGTTGTTCTTTTGAACCTGTACCCAAGCCAACAACTATATTTATGTTAAATTTGTCTTTCCATTCCGTAGGTTTAACCGGAATGTATGTATTATTAAGTTCAATTATTTGTTGTTTGTCTTGGTACTTAACCATTAGTTCAAATATTTTTCTAAATAAATCTTTTACGCCGGTTTCAGCAAACACTCTAGCTATCAATTCCGAACGCATTTGTGTTTGTGTCATTAACGCATTAACACCTGTTGCTGTTTTTGCGTTTAAAGTATTTGGATCTAATCCTTGAACTTGTTTTGATATACCGGTTCTAACTTCCCTAACTGAATCCAAGTAACTTAACATTGGAAACGCTTGATTTGAAATAGGTTGTGCTTGAAGCGGTTGCATAACTTGGCTTGGTGGTTGTTTAGTTCTAACAACACCGCCTGGTCTAGTAGTCAATAAATCGTCCATGTTGACCATTCCGTCCATTATGGCAACCCTATTATTATTTGTAAGATACATATTATCTAAAAGTTGACGCATAACAGTAGATTTCATTAATTGAATGTCTTCTACTAATTCGGAAATACTTCTTCCGTAAAATCTATGCGGCATTGGAATAGGTGTTATTGTTACAAACGGAATACTATCGCATGGCATATTTTCTAAAATAAAATGTCCGTCTTCTCCGGCACAAATAATTTTTCGGAGTTCGGCAACGCCATCATTATCGTAATCGTATCTTATGTAAGTTTCAAAAACTTGTATCTTCGCCGTAGAATTATCGGTAGGCGTATCTAAATTATAACTTTCAATGTTTCTTGTTCTTGCAACATCTTCGGTATTAAAATTTTGGTCTTGTGAAGCCGGTAGGTTATTAACTGTTTCTTCGTCAAAACCCATTTCAATTAATTGGCTTCTTGACATATAAACTTTGTGGGCAACAAAATCAGCGTCTTTAATTGTTTTAGCTTTTCTTTCTATTAAAAATTCTTCCGGTGGTATGCTTTCTATTTTTACTTGGCCTTGTTTTCTAATTCTTTTAATTTTGCAATTATATAAAACCGGATCAGGAAATTCTACATTTGAAATATCTACGCCTTGTTGTTCGGCTTGTTGTCTAGCCATTTCTTGTTGTTCTTTTACAACTTCGTCAACAATAGTTTCTTCTTCAATAACTTCTATTTCATCTTTGGTATCGTTTAATGCTTCTTTTTCAGCCGGTGTTAAATTTCTATAAGTTTCATGTTCTATTGTTTCGCTTTCATCCCAATAAATTTTTAAAAAACCATTTTTTTCAATTAATGCATCTTTGAAAAAATTATATAACAATGAAAAGCCATCATTTTGTTTATAAAAAACATGATTTAAATATGCCGTAGCTTGTTCGCTAATTTCAATATCTTCCGCCGTAACCGGATCGCAACGCACAACTTTATCGGAAGCAGTAAATACCCTTAATAGGTTTGGCAAGATACTTTCAACAGTATCCGAAACATCAGTTGACACCACCTGTGAACGGCCATCTATTTCCGTTCCAAGTTTATCGCCTAAATAATATTCAATGGATTTTCTTCTTTGCGAAGATAATTCGCCGCCTAGATAACCTAATGAATTTCTTATTTGGCTTCCTAATATACCTTGTAATTCTATATCTTGAGTTTCTTTTGCCATTATTTTAATTTAACTTTTGCCGGAGATAAATTTTCCGGTCTACTTTTTAATTCTTTTATAATTTGATTTTTATGTAATTTTTTTCTTAAATGTGTAATAGGCGAAAGTCCAATTTGTAAAAAATTGGTTTTAGGCGTTTCCGCTTTCATTCTTTTGTTAATTTCTTCTTTTATTGAAATTTGTTTTTTTACCATATTAAACTATATAACTTGTATTGACTTCAATCGGTTTTTTCCAATTGGTTCTTTCTATTGGTTCGGTAATAGCACCGTATCTGAAACTATCGCAAAAATGTGATGCCCAATTGTGTAGGGGTTTATTCCTAAAACAATTATTTTTTTCATCCCATCGCTTACAATAGCTTTTTAACGCTTCTAATAATTTTTTGCAATTACTTTTATGAAAATAACATTTTGGTAATAATCTTCTAACTTGTTCTATTCCGTCTTCTATTGAAAGTTTTGGAGCGATTTCAAATTCCATTCCCATCTCCCTTGCGGTTTCCCATCTTGATTTATTAGTTCCTATTTCCCTTACCCTAATATCATGGGGGGCGATATGTTTTGAATAAGTATAGGGTTTATCGTCTATAACATTAAAATAATGCTCTAACCCCTCACTAGAATTTTCGTAACAATCCACAATCCTAACTTCACCATTGCTACGCCTTTGGGCAAATATAATTACGGTGGAGTCATTCATGCCCAAATCCCACCAAGTTTCGACCGGTAGATTTTCGTCAATTTCAAAATCTTGTATTCGGTTTTCTTGTTCTAATTCTTCAATAATGCTACCAAAATAAGAACCGCTAATTCCGGCTTGAAATGAACATTCAAATTCTTGTTCGTAACTTTCCGGCGACATCGCCAATTTTGCTGCTTCTAATTCTTCTTTTGGAATAATTTTAGTTTGACTAGCTTTGAAAACGCATGTGAACCAATCCTTTTGCGATTTAGCTTTCTCATGTAAATCAAAAAACCAATTACGACCCATTGGCGTACCTATGAATATAGCGAAGCCTCTTCGGTCGGATAAGCAAGGTCGTAAAATAGTATCAAACAAATCAGGCGATATATTTTGTGTTTCGTCAACAATAATTCCGTCAAAGTATTGCCCTCTTATGGCAGAACTATTTTCCGCCCCAATAATTTGAATACGGCTATTGTTGACGGAAAAATCAACCCTTAATTCTGATTCGTTAAATTTAGTTCCAGGTATGGCGGCCGAAAATTGCTTTAGGTAATCCCAAGCGGTGCTTTTCCCTTGCAATCTATATGGCGAAATAAAGGCGTATCTTGGGTAGGGGTTTTTGTTCGTCAAGGCCGCCTTAATTAAATGGTTTATAGCAAAGACTGTTTTACCACCTCTTCTATGAACTATTACAACATTAAATCGGTTGACATCGCATTTTTGATGCAAAAATTTTTGGATTTCCCTAGGTGAGTAAGGAATTACAATTTGTTTCATATTTTAACAAAACCCCCCTAATGCAAGGTTACATTTGGATAAGGGTCTTCTTTTTCAATCGGTTGGATAAATTGTTCTTTTAAAAATTCGGAAAAATTGTGTGCTTCTAGTTCGGAATCGAATCCTTGAAAATGTGAAACTACAACCGGTTTATTGGTTTTAGTATCTTTCATAATAAAAATTATTGTTTTTAATATAAGGTCATCCATTTTGTTTATATATACCACCCATTCATTTTTATCAAACGCCGGTCGCCGGTGTTGGGTAGCCGGTCGCTCAAAACCCCCCAGATTTAATAAATAGAACCAATTACGGCCAAATTATTACTAACGATAACTTATGAATTATCATTAATAAACTTCCGATAATCTGCGATTATCAGCTCTCTTGTTGCTAATTAGAATCATTCAAGAACAAAACAAGAACACCTCACATATATAAACTGCTTTTTGTTTGTGCAAGAAATGGCAAACTATCAATTAAATCAATACTTTTAAACCAAAGCAAAGATAAAAAATAATAAATTAATTCAATATTTATTCATAATTTAGTTTATTTATTGTTCCAACTTATATTAATTGGTTCGTTTTGTGAACCTTTAAGCGTTAAAACTTCGGCTTGTTTGCCATATTTTTTACTTGCTAACTTACTAGCCGACCATTGGCTTGAAGCTACAATAATTTTATAAAGATTAACTAAATTTTGACCGGCCTTGCCGTCTATTTCGCCGGATTCTATTTTTGCTTCAAGTTCAAGTCTTTTGTCTTTCAAGTTTGACAATTCTAAATCAATAGCTAGTTCTTTAGATTTTTGGTATCTATCCATTAAGTTTGAATCGCTTACTAATTCTTTTCGGAAACTTGTCCAAGTATATTGAATATCTTCCCTTTCAAATATTTGTCTAATAGTTAAACCATCGGCTATTAAATCTAAAATCTTTTCAGCTAATTTATCGGTTAATTTTCTTTTTCTTCCTACCATAATTTTAATTCCTTTCTAGGGTTGGGGGCGGTAAGAAAGGAAAGAGAACCGCCCTCCAACAAAGTAGCTACTTAATAAAACATGCGAAAGGGTTGTTGCATGTGTGGTATTTATACAACACACTGTTACATAATTACCAGTCAAAAAAACCCTTTTTTTCCCTAAATCTTCGCTTATCAAGGGTAATAGGATTCAACTTAATTATTTCTTTTTCTAGCATATCGTCAATAATACATTCAACGGTGAATTTACCAAAACGGCCATTTTCCCAAATCCAAACCAACTTTCCAACGGACAAGATTCCGGCTTTATATTCTTGATTTAGCTTAATACAAATTTCAACCTTTTCTTTAAAAGTATAAGAATTGTTTTTTGTTGGTTGTAATTCCTTGCCTTTAAAATAGTAAGGCAGGGGGGTTACCGGATAACTATTAGACATTTAAACTAACCCTTAAAACCTTTTAATTTCTTAAACCCTTTTATATATTTAGTATTTTGAGTATTAGTATTACTCTTCTTAATACTACCCATTTTTTGGGTAATCGGTTGCCCAAAATTTGGGTATGGCAATACTACCTTATTAGGAATAGCTAGTTCATATTTATTGGCGGAAGTCTTTCTAATTACCTTTAAATACCCATATTTTATAAGTTCGGCCTTGCAATTTTGTAAAGTATT